GTGAGCTTATGTGTGTTGAGTCTGATGCTGTTGTTCAATGTCGTGGGACGTATTATCGGTGCCTGTGTCAGCGGTTCCGTCTTTGAAGGTGTGGCTGTTATGGTTGGGGGGGCTGCGATTATCTGTAGTATTTTTGAAGGTATATATACATTATGAGCTGGTATAAAGAAATATTACACCTCTTTACAAAATTAAGTGACAGATCATTTTGGAATATTGTTGACGGCGGAACCTTTAGAAAGGCTCTGATCAACTTGGTGGCTTCCACCATCATTTTATATTTGGTTACCTATCTTTCACCATTTGTAGTGGCAGACGTAATTTCCGTTACGGGCGTTAAATTTCTGAAAGGATTGCCTCAATTTGATGGGATTACTGCATTAGCAAGTGTTTCTTTTCTCGTGGTTCAAGTCGTATTGGGCGGATGTATCTTATGGCGTTTATTGGACCTTGTCGGTGGCCGAGGTTCTTATAAAGGGGTTGTACAGAATTACATATATGGCCTGTCCTATATGAACGCGTTACGCACGTTGATCATAGTTTTAATTCATTTGATAGGGGGGGTTGTCTTATATACTCTGTCGTGGAGACGATACATAGTTGATGTAGCGTATTTTATCACGACCTTCAGTCAGTATTATGCCGTATTTATCGCTGCGCAAATCATGCGTCGTTATGTAAACTTAGGAATTGCCAAAACCTTTTTGGTTATGTTTATCGTAACGGCACTGTCCATTTCGGTGCTCCAACATTGGAATCAATGGCTTCATACCGTATTGAAATAATATAAATTGACAATACCTGTATATAGATGTACTATAAATCTATACATATGCTGGTATAGCTCAGTTGGTAGAGCGGCTCATTCGTAATGAGTAGGTCGTAGGTTCGAATCCTATTATCAGCTCCACAGCTACTTGATAATTAACAGATTGTAACGCATTATAACAAAGTGTAACAAATGCAGTAGTTATCAAGTAAAATTGAAAGGGGTAAGACTTTGAAGTGTTACGGATTGTAACGCATTATAACAAAGTTTTGCCCCCCCTTTTTTGCCACCTTTTCGCTGCCCCCCTTTTTATAAAAAATAAACCCATCACAAGTTTAATGTGATGGGTTCGATTTATTTATGGGAAATAGATTTGCCTATAGAATTAATAGCATTGTTCATTTCCTTACGCATTTCATCTGTTACATGAGTATAAACAGCTAATGTAGTGCGTGGCTCATTATGGCCTACACGTTCCATGATCGCTTTTAATGGTACATTTGCTTCTGCAAGGAATGAAATATGAGTGTGTCTAAATGTATGGGTGCTTATATGTTTATGGAAATTAATTTTACGTAGAATTTTATTAACAAAATTTAGATCATAAGGTAGGCCCCCATCAGTTACAAATATATAATCTGTATTAGTAAATTGTCCTTTCCATAATTTACGAGCCTGGTTAGCAGTAAGAAAATAATTAATGATTTGGGAAGCACGATGATCCAATTGAACCTTTCTGATAGAATGTACATTTTTGGGTGGCAATCGTTTGTCCGGGTCTTTTGCACTACCGTACGTGGATAATGTGCCGTTAATATCAATTTCATTTGTAGCTTTATCATAATCCTGTGTACGTAAGGCAACCATTTCACCGAATCTAAGGCCGGTCAAAGATTGGAATTCACACAATAAAGCAACATGGTGATGTGTTTTATCGATAAGTTGAAGGAGCTGTTGTAATTCTGATTTAGTTAAGAATTTAGAACGCTGTTTCTTGATTCGGTCAACATCGGTAGGAGGCTTTTGTATTTCGATATTATCTAGAAAAGAAATATCATAGATGTGGCCCATACGCCTTGCATACTTTAATGATTGCTTGATAAGGCTTACAATGGCACGTGTTGTATTATAGGCGTATTTTGCTGAGATAGTATCAAGCGTAGTTTGAATGATATATGTTGATAATTTAGACAGCAGAATATCTTCCGGAAAACAACGCACAATAATTTTATGTAAGCGATCTAAGGCATAAATAGTAGATGGTTTTTGAAAACTACGTTTAGAGTCAAGATAATTTGAGATAACATCATTAAACAGTATATCTTTATTAACATCGGTATTAGTTAATTCAGCAATCTTATTTTGCAACTCTGCTGATGCGGCCTTATATGCTTGTCTACTATTAGAAGAATAGGTTACGGAAGCACGTTTTGTTTTACCACTATATGGGTCTACATAGCGTTCTAAAAATTTATATTTGGTAACACCAGATTTAGAAATAACGGTTTCAACCCACATAAAAGCACCTCCAATGATAAGTTAAATTACAGGGTACCATATTATAAGTTGGAATTATAAAAAATTCCAACTCAAAAATTAGTAAAAATTTGCGTTGAGTCTTGTGGATAACTAAAAAAAAAGAATTTTTTTGAGTTGAAAGAAGTGGATAACTAAATTTTAAACAAAAATAAGCAAATAATCAGACATAACATAATGATTATGTCGGCTACCAGGAATATCAAATTCATCTAAAATTTCTGCAGCAACCAATGTATTAACAAGATTTCGGGCTGTATTATAAGTAACACCAATAGTTTGAGATAATTTTGTTATAGTTAAAATGGGAGAGGCATAGAATGCATTAAAAACAGCCCTTAAATTCTCCTTATTCCCTTTTAATTTGGTTAATTGTTCATTGTGTTTATCAACTAGTAATAAAACATTTTCAAATTTTTCTCTTCCTACACGTGCTGTTTCAATAACCGCTTGTAAAAAGAATATGATCCAACCAGATAAGTCATTAAAATGGCGGACACGATCTAATGCATCATAGTATTGAATTCTATTTTTTCTAAATAATTTGAAATATAGAAGCAAGGTTTTGATAGAAGCTTATTACTTAATAAATATAAAGGAATTATTAATCGTCCAACCCGGCCATTTCCATCCAAAAAAGGATGTATAGTTTCAAATTGATAGTGAAGAATGGCAATTTTAATTAAATGAGGAACATATATTTGTTCATTGTGGATAAAATTTTCTAAGTCGCTTAATAAATTATTTAATTCACTTGCTGGTGGCGGAACAAAATTAGCATCAGAAGGCTTATTACCGCCAATCCAATTTTGAGTTGTTCGATATTGACCGGGTGTTTTACGCTCACCACGTACTCCGAATAATAATTTTTCATGGATTTCTTTAATTAAACGGGTGGATATTGGAAAATCATCATTGATAATGCGATTAATACCATGGTTCATTGCAGTAATATAATTTTTTACTTCTTGTTGATCGTCACGCTTTTCAGGAGTTAAATCTTCAATATCTATAAAATCCTCTTCGATTGTAGTTTTTGTTCCCTCGATTTTGCTAGATTTATTGGCTTCTATAGATATATGCATTTGGATATATAACTCTACATTAGGGATGCGATCAGAGTACATTTCTAATTTACCAAGTTCTTGATCTGCAATAGAAAGAAGCATATTGATTTGAGGATTCATCCAAACCCATTCTTTGTTTATATAGGAAGGTATAAAAGACTTAAAATCTCCCATATTTTGATAATAGCCGGATTCAAAGTTTTCAAATTGTGTTGTTTCGGTATTCATAATATTATATCTTTCTGTTTATGATGGAATATATGAATTGTAAGCCCCCCCTATCTAGTAGTAGTTAGATAGGGGGGGCATTTTTTATTTATATTCTATAGATTAACACTAAAATTAAATGTCAAAATCTAACTCATCTTGAACGAAGTTACCAAATGCTTTCTTAAAATTATTCATAAAATCAGGCCAGTTTTTGGAAATTCTCATGATTGCAATGACTTGCATAAGATGATCATGTAAATCACGTTGACCAATATCATTAGTTAAATGTTGATGATGTGTTGCCTCTCTTCGTCCGGTACGTTTATTTTTTATAGGATTTAGTCGCTTTAACTCCTCTAATACTCCAGGTGGTAATTTTTCATAGATTAGTAAGTTTGTGAGTTTACCTACAATTTGAGGACGTTTAACACTCATAGGATTGTAAGACCAACCCTTTAATCTAAATAATTGCTTATAGAATTCATCAGGAAACATTTTAGCCCATTTTAGACGTTCTTCAGATAAATAGGCAGACAAAAGTTTTTGAAGGGCCTCTTGTTCTCTATCGGCTTGATATCCAGTTGCCTCATCAACTAATGCAACAATTCCAATGTGAGCTAGACCACGCATAATAATTTCTGCAGTTTGTGCTTTATCTAATTGATTTGCCATTAGAACACCAGCAGCTCTAGCTTCTAACCAAATATTACAAACAACTGGTAGTGCATCAGCTGTGAATCCAGTTACAATTTTATTGTTACTATTAATATATTCTATGCGAGCAAGGGGGGGGCCATCCAATAAATCCGCATGAATAAAAGGTTTTAGGTTATTTGATGCTAAAAATATTGGTAAAGGGGGGGACCCGCTATTTTTTAATTCTTTTGCTAATAGTCTTGAAGCCCCACTACGACCACCCAAGACAGCATTAGTAATACCTGTTTCGCTTAAAACTCGTGTTCCATCTTCAAGTACTGCACAAGGTATTTCTTTTTTCCCAATTTTAATCTTTCCTTGGTGGGTTGCTTTTAACATGAATTTATACCTCCTTTATATGGGAATTTAACCAGGATACGTTTTTATAATATATTGATCACAAGAATATTGATAAATAGACTTATCAATATTATCTTCCATATGAAGATGAAGTTTTTCCTTAAGTTTAGGTAATGGCTTATCGTATGCCATAATAAAACCTTTGATATATAAAAAAGGCACTATCCGAAGATAGCGCCTTAGTGACCAACGCCCGTAGCATTGAAGTCAATTCACTATCTATAGTATATCATACTTGACACTAAATAATATTAAAATTGTAAGTTATATACTTCTTAGGTTGTATGATAGCCCCCCCTTATCCTACATGTTAGAGGATAAGGGGGCATTATTTTGTTTAGTTACATCCGATTTATTTCAATCCAGCTTGTGCTTTCATATCAACATGATTATTAGTAAATGAGATTTGCATATTAGATCCATCGCTATTTTGCCATTGATAGATTTTAAAAACAACTTCACCAGATACCCCCCCTTCAATAGCAGGCATTTTGCTTTCTGCTGAAGGTTGTCCAGGGTCTCCCAAAATATCTTTGACTTGTTCGTATGTCATACCTGTTTGAATTTTATTGTATTTCTCTAAGGTATACTTATTGCTGGTTACACCGCCACAACCACTAGCAACTAAAGATGCTACAATTAAACCTGCTAATAATGTTTTTTTCATAATAAAATCTCCCATTTTAATAATGAAATATATAAAGGTTGCCATTGCAACTCAAACGGCCTATATAAGTGATCTATGATTTTGTTGATGTCAACAAAAAGGCATGAAATCTATAATACATGATGATAAAAGTCGATTTCTTCTAATACATCATCAGTAAGTTCTCTACGTCTTACCATATGTTCAATTAAATTAACATGATGATCTAAGTAAAAATCATCATTAATAATATGCAATAACTCGTGCTTTATTTCGTTACGCATATCTTCAATAGACATATTTTTACGGATATAAATATTGTGTACACCTTCATCTTCCCCAGTTGATGAAATGGCTTTTACATTAGGAATATCACACTCAATAATATTAATAATCAAACTAACAACCCCCTAATAGCATTATTTTTTATTTCTAGATTTGATAAATTCAATGTAATTTACTGCCTCTTGCATTTCCTCTTTAGAAATACCTCTTGATGCGGAGAATAACATACGCATTTCTGGACGAGTGCGAAGCATTTCCGCATACTCTGCAGCTTCTGCATCTAAATAGTAACTGTCGGTTTGGTTGGAATTAGTATTGAGTGTAGATTGATGCGGATTTTCCCATCCCATTAAATATGCAGGAGTAGTATTTAATATGTTTGCAAGTGGTTCAAGTATCGTTAATGGTAATTTTTCTATTTCATTACTTTCATATCGATAATAGGTCGCACGAGAAATATTTAATTTTTTAATGATCTCATCTACAGATAAGTTATTCTGTTTGCGTAAACGTTTTATACGCTCATGTATCCTTTCAGTCATAACTTCTCCTCCTTTGAGACAAGTATAGTATAAGTGTATCATATTTGCAACAAATAAATTTAAAAAGTTTAAAATGTTTCAAAAATGAGAAAAAATATCTTGACGAAATATAATGATAGGGATATACTTTAATTAATCTCAAAAATGAGACAAACATCAAGGGAGGTGATGTATATGGATGTACAGGCTTTAAAAGCAAAAATATTAAGTTGTGGGTATAATATTGTAGAGTTTTCTGATAGAGTTGGAATTGATAGAAGCACGTTTTATAGAAGACTTGATAAAGATGGAAACAATTTTACAATAGAAGAGGCATTACGAATTAAAGCGGTACTTTCATTAACTGATTCGGAAGCTTATTCTATTTTTTATCAAAATAGTCTCAAAAATGAGATTTTTAATGAGGTGATAAAAATGAAACAGGAAAAGTAAAATGCCCCCCCAAATGTAATACAGAAGTGATAGATGGAAATTTCTGTGAACATTGTGAGGCAAGATAAATGTAAATTAAATTGTTAATTGTTTAAGACTGGAAACGAGGTTTAAAAGATGGAAGGGTATACATATGTGTTATTAACACTGGGATTTTTATTTTCAACGTTTATTAACGTTACTGTAGCGGGATTTTTAACAATAAAAATGTTTGGATTTATGGAGAAGAAAATTTTTGAATCAGAGACAGATTTTTTTAAAGCTAAAAGCTAGCTCAGTTAAATAACCGTTGTAGGTAACTATTTCATAATCTGAATAATCAGATAATGGATTATTACAATCAGAAACTATAACTGAATAGAGATTAGTCGCTTTAAATCTAGTAATAGCATCTGAATTTTCTGAATCGACCAAAATACCACCTAAGTTTCTAGTTGGAATTGAAATTAAGCCTAATCGGTCTAGATTTGCTATAGAAATACAGTGTGATTGGTCAAATTCTTTAAAGTTTTCTGACAAATATATATCTGTTATAGATAATGATACATCTGGGGGGGTAGATTTTCTTCTTATAAGACAGCGTAAAAGTGTTGTAGGATTATCAAATTCTGCAAGTATTTTAGCATCAGTAGGATTCATTTGCTTTAATATTTCAATAAATGAATGATGTACTAAATTTCTTTTTCGATCATCCATATCTGCTGTTATTAATTTGGAAAACATTTCTCTAATAGATTCTTCCTCTATGTAGTACTTAGAAGCTTCTATAGCAGGTCCGACAATACTTAATCGTGGTTCAACTAGATGATTTTCAGGAATATTAGCAAAATTTTTCTTCAATACTACGTTTGTATTCTAAAAGTGAATGTTCGTGTTTAATAACTTGTTTTTTAGACCAAGTATTTACATAGGCAAAGCAACCATTCCAAATATTTGCTAAGGTTTCACCGGCAGCACTTGTGACAGGGTTTAACACTTTATTTACTGGTTCAGGCAAATTGAGAGTAAGGTTTAAATCCATAAAAATACTTCCTTTCTAGAATGTTTATAGCATTCATAATAATCAAAAGTTAAAAGCAAAGAGGTATTTAATTGAGTAATTAAATAATCATCTATAATAACAATCTATTTTCTAAGGCGATTATAACAACAACTTATTAATAAAAATGAAACAAACATGAAAAGAATATTAAAGGAGAATATCAAAAAGAAAATGGGTAGAAAGAAAAAGATTAAACAACAACCAATATATTACAAACGATACTTACATAATGATGGTGGATATATGGCAATCAAAGTAGAGCCAATTCATCATAAAAAACATTTGATAGAACATAACATATTAACAATAAGAGGGTAACTATATGGATAATATTAGTCCTAAATACGTTCCCATTAGCAAATTAGCTAAAATATGGGGGGCGCAGTAAAATGTACATTTATCGGCGGATTGACATAATCCGCAATGAAGGAAAGTTTGACGAAATTTGTATGCAACTTGGACCACAACAAACATTGGTCCATGTAGATAAATTTGAAATGTGGATGCGTTCACAACATATGAAATGGTTAAAGGCATAAGAGTGGTAGATATGGATAAGGTAATTACAGCGATACAGTGGTTATTTGGTGTCATTGTATTTGGTTTATATGGTGGCATTGAATTTGCAGAGTCATGGGGGGGATGTTTTGTTTAATGTCATCAACATGATCGCTTACAGTATAGGAATTTATTTACTTCAAAAAATTAAACGAATATGGCTTTATAACAAGAAAATTAAAGAACTAAAAAGGAAACAGTATGCAGCAATTAGATAGTTGGGAGCTATTACCTTACTTAAATAGGAAAAGAGATGATTTAAATAAGGCCCTTACGATTGCCAAAGAGCGAGGCATAGAGTTAGCAGCAGCAGAACGGAAATATAGAGTTGAAAAACGTAAGGCTATATTACAGGCAAAACATAATGGAGAAAAAGTATCTCTAATTATGGAACTGGTAAATGGGGGGGATGAGGTTATCAGCCAATTACGATATGAACGAGATGTAGCTAAAACACTCTATGCCAGTGCTACGGAAGCCATCAATATTTATAAATTGGATTGTAGATTAGTTGAGGCCCAAATAGCTAGGGACTGGGATAAAAATGCTTAAAAGGACACCATTAAGAGCCAAAACAAGACTGGTTTCAAAGAAGCCATTAAGCAAGAAAAGTAGAAATAAGAAAAAGAATGATATGGAGTTGGAGAAAATCCGGCCGAAAGTAATAGAGCGAGACCACGGAAAATGCATTTTATGTGGGGGGGCGCATTATGAAGAGGTCCATCATATCAAATATAGGTCAGCAGGAGGGAAAAATAACATAGAAAATCTATGTTGCTTATGCTGGCATTGCCATAGAATTAAAATTCACGCTGGATCACATCAAAGAGAATACAGAAAAGTTTTACAAACAATACTAAAAGAAAGGCATGGATATGAGTACTAAATGGTATGAGAAAGCACTAAATAATACATGTCCGGAATGTAAAAAAGCAATCAAGCATGCTGTAGTATGTCATAGACATAAACAGTTGATATGCATGGATTGCTGCAGTAATTGCCAATACCTAACAAAGTCTCAAGGTGATTGGCATTGTAATTTTGACAAAGAAAAATGACCGTGTCGGGAAACACGGCCATTAAAGTTATGTGATAACTAAAACCTTACATGTTTAGTATATCACGTATAGTGGGAAAAGTCTAGTAAAATAGCGGTTTGATAGCTATTTTGTGAGACTAGATAGATACATTAACAACTCAACATAAGGTGATAACTAAATGAGAAGAAGAACAACTATAACATCTAAAAATATGATTGAAGTATCAGATCATATTACAGGGAATTCATACTATGGGAAACCAGGAAGAAAAATACGGAGTGAAAGAAAGCAAGTAACACCAGAAGTCATAAGAAAGAATAATTTAAGGATGGCTGAAAAGCAATTGAGGTTACTAATAGATATGAATTTCAAGGCAGATGATTATTATCTAACACTCACATTTAGGAATGAGGAAGATGAATTAGATGCAAAAGAGATGATACGAAAATTCTTTAGAAAGGTAAGAGACTTATTTAATAAGGCGGCGGAAACCTGTAAGTACATTTATGTGATGGAAAAGCAGGGGGGGCGCATACATTTTCATGCATTACTTTCAAGAGGGATTGAACTAACCACTCAATTATTAAAAAAACTATGGCCACATGGTTATACAAAAATTGAGTACTACAGAGGGGGGGAAGCAGAAGATGCTATAGGGTTGGCTAAGTATTTTATGAAGGAGAGAAAATCTGACATTGATCATAATGATGCGCAGATAAGAAAGAAATGGGTATCTAGTACAAATCTTGAAAAGCCGAAAGTAAAGAAAAAGATACTAAAGGCTACAGAGTGGCGTAAAGATATTAAAGTACCTAATGGATACTACTTAGATAAAGATAGTGTTTATGAAGGGGGGGTAAATAATTATGGATTTTCATTTAGAACATATAGCTAATTCGATTACCTGATTGGAGGGGGAGAATATGAACAGAGAAAATCGACTAAGGCCCTGTCCGTTTTGCGGGAATAAAAATATGAGAATTATGACAGGAATAAAAGTAGGAGTAAAACATCATATGGTGGCATGTGATAAATGTGGAGCCGTTACTCATTTTGAAGAATGGCCAATGTATTTGGATTGTGAAAAGGCATGGAATAAAGTAGATAACTAATGGAATATAGAGGACTTGTATTTGTTCCAAGAACAACTGGAGAAGCGATCATAAATGCATATGCAATGAATGCATGGAATGACACAGGGAAGTATATCTATTTTCAAGAGGATGGAATATCAGTAGGGATACATACAACAGATGACGGGATATACATAAATTCATTTATGGATGTAGCTATATGTGCTGCATGGTTAAATGGGGGGGAGATATCAATTACCGAATTAAAAGAGGTAGAAGGTATCTATACAAATAGAACAAATAGAGTAAAGGAGAATAAGCATGAATAATGTTAATCTAATGGGAAATCTAGTGAGGGACCCGGAAGTAAGATATACAAAAACTGGTAGAGCGGTAGCAACATTTACAGTAGCTGCAAGTAATACCTATATTGATGCCAATACAAAGGAAGCAAAAGAACAGACGGCATTTGTAAACTGTGTAGCGTGGGGAACACTGGCAGAAGAAATAGGGAACTTACGGAAAGGGAACAAATGTTTGGTACAGGGAAGAATTCAAACACGATCATATGAAAATCAGAATGGTGAAAAGCGATATGTAACAGAAGTAGTTACAAGTTTTGTAGGGGGCCACATTGAATGGGGGCCATAATGAACCATCGAATTTTGACAACTTCAATAATGATGAACAAATCCCCTTTTGATAAGGGCAATGCAGAGATATTGCCAATAGAGAAGAAACGAAATAAGGCCATAGAAAGAGCGGAAAGTTGATGCGGTAATGGCAAGACCAAAGGATATGTTTTTAAAAGCAAAAACCTGTAAGCATGCAGTAAAGTTTACAGGCAATCAAGGATTGTTTGTAAGAACTACTTGTAAATGCCCAAATAAATTAATGCTGCCGGTGCCGGATAAAAGAGGAATTAGAGTAAAAGTACCTTATATCATGGCTAAGAAGTGCATAAATTGTAACGGGTATATAGATGCTAGAAAAGAAAAGGCAAAGAGAAAATAATGCTAATCACGCTGATGCGGACATTTAGAAAGTAATAGAGTAGCGAGGGGATTCAATTAATGAGTAAGAAACTTATCTATGTAGCCCATCCTTATGGTGGGAAGAAAAGAAATAGAGAAAAGATAGATGTAATCATGAATGAATTAATATTTGCAGATACAGCAAATGATTATGTATCGCCTATCCACAACTATGGATTTGTTTATTTGACAGGCGATGAATACCAAAAGGGGCTAGATATTTGCTTAGGTCTCTTAGGTCATTGCGACATCCTAGTATTATGTGATGGATGGGAACAGAGTAGAGGATGTAAAGGTGAATATGAATATGCTCAAAAGCATGGTAAGGCTGTATTCAAACTAGATGAATGGAAGGCATTGAACAGAATATGAAAGTAGAATTATTTAATGATAATTTTCAGAACTATAAAAGATATGGCATACCTAAGGCACAACTTGTAATAGCCGATATTCCATATAATTTGGGGGGGGCAGCATATGCCAGCAATCCCATGTGGTATATAGGCGGGAACAATAAGAATGGTGAAAGTAAGAAAGCAGGAAAGGCATTCTTTAATACAGATCATAACTTCAATATTGCAGAATATTTTCATTTCTGTAACCGCCTATTAAAAAAAGAACCAAAAGAGAGGGGGGCAAGGCTCCATGTATGATTGTGTTCTGTAGCTATGAACAACAATCTATGGTAATCCAATATGCTAAGAAACATGGATTTAAGAATTACATTCCTATTTTTTTCATCAAGAATTATTCGGCACAGGCATTGAAAGCAAATATGAGGGTAGTAGGGGGGGCCACAGAATATGCCTTAATTTTGTACAGGGATAAACTACCTAAGTTTAATAATAATCACAAGATGATATTTAACTGGTTTGAATGGCGTAGGGATAATAAGAATATGATCCCTAAAATTCATCCAACACAAAAGCCTGTATCAGTATTAAAGAGATTGATAGAAATCTTTACTGATGAAGGTGATGTAGTAATAGATCCTGTGGCAGGTAGCGGCACAACATTAAGAGCAGCTATGGAGTTAGGACGTAGTGCATATGGGTTTGAAATATCAAAGGAATTTTACATAAAGGCTAAAGAGGAAATGCTTAGCGATGTAAAAACACAAGGGAATTTATTAGAATATTGTGAATTATAAAGAGGAAATAAATAGATGAAAGAAAAGGTATATGCAGTATTTACTATGTTGGGCGGAGAAAAGGCTATGGTAGGCATATTTACTAAGAAAGAATTAGCAGAAGAATATATAAGAACAGTAAAGAATCATAAAGAATTAGATTTAGAATTTGAAATTGTTGAGTTTAAATTAAATAAAGGATGGTAAAAGTTATGCAAATGAAATGTCATAGGTGTGATAAGTTATTCACACCAGTAAGGTCAGAAAAGCATTGTCCGGATTGTATAGAAGGAAAGCCAATACCAAAGAAGAGAACAGTAGCTGAGGTAAGGGCAGAAATACAAGCGAAGCGTGATGCGGAAGAAGCAAAGAAATATAAGTATGAACGGTACTGTATATGTTGTGGTAAGAAATTCTATACAAATAAAACCAACCGAGTGATATGCAGTGATTATGATTGTGAAGAGAAAATGCGTATAGAACGGTTGCAAACTAATAGAGCAAGATATAGGGCGAATGCAAAACAGAAAAGAGCCAAATAAGGTAGCATAAGGGGCTGTAAGATATGACGGAAGAAGAAATACAAAAGAAATTGGGCCGGCATTTATTTTTAAAGAATATTACCATTCCTAACATAACAATGCATGGAGATGGAAGAGGTAAGGGGCAATATGAAGCAGATCTAATCTACTTCAATCTTAAAGCAAGAGTTATCACTGAAGTAGAAATAAAGATAAGCATTCAAGATTTTAGGGCAGATTTTAAGAAGAAAAGATATCATGATCATTTACATGTAGGATATTTGTATTATGCAATACCACAAGACCTGTATGAAGACCATAAGGATGAAATAGAAAGCTTATTAGGTGATGCGGGGTTAATAGTGGTTAATTTATTTCAAAACAAAGGCGAAGCAGTTAAATACATTAAGAGGGCAAAGAAACGCAAAAATGTAAGGTTGTTGAATGAAAGCGATGTTATGAACTATTTAAGGATTGGTTGTATGAAGTGGGTTAATAGGTGAAAAATTATGGATACAATGGAATGCATCAATAATAATATAGAAGCACAATTAAGAGGAGAAAGAATAAGAAATCTTAACTGGGATAAAGTAGCAGAACATATTGTAAATCATGGCCCTAATATAATGGTATATGCTGGTATTAATGAAGACTGGGAAAATACATGTGGGGGGGTTATATATGATCATGGTGAAGTAATCCATAATGATGCATATGCAACGAGTACATGGGGGGACACCAAGCATCTTTACATATGTAGAAGGGAAAAATAAAAAGATAGACGGTAAAGATGGATATTTTATATATGCGGATGAGCATATATATGATTGGACAGAATCGGCATTAAAAGTGGTACAAGGGGAATAAGTACAAGGTACTTGATGCGGGAGGTAGCCATTGACTGAACAGGAACTAATAAGAGAGATAACGACTATTGCGGCTAAAACAGCAATAGAAGAATATAGGAAAGAAATAAGTAAGAATGAAAAGGAAACGGTAGATACTCTTAGACACAATACCATGAAGCTATTCAAACATTACAATAAGTTAAAGACTTATGTAGAGAATAGTATATCTGACTCATCACAAGCTAAAGATTTATGGCTTGATAAATTATTAGGAGAAATGTTTGATGATGATAGCAAGGTAATGGTTAAATCGATAATTAAGAGTAAGGAGCAAACCGAACTCATGATGCGGCATATAGATAACATGATTGATATCTATAATGAACGTTGCAAATGCAGGCGAGTTAATTACTGTGATTGCGTAAGACGATATTATATTGACAATGAATCCTTGCAGAACATTGGCGATTCATTTAATCCTAAAGTCGATGAAAGAACAGTGCAGCGATACATCAAAAGAGGATTGGAAGAGATGTCCATTCTTCTGTGGGGATTAACCGGGATTAAAAATAAATTGTCGTAAAAGTGTCGTGGACGTGTCGTAAAGATAAAGGTATAATGATAGTGTAAATAAATATGGAATGAAGAAGAAATAAAAGGCACCCATTATTAGTGGGTGCCTTTTATGTGGAGATACAAATGAAAAGAGCAAGGCATGAATGCAGGTATCCTGGATGTCATGAATTAACAACAGATAGATATTGTGAAAAGCATAAAGTAAAACAAGATAATACAAGACTATCTGCACATGCTAGAGGGTATACCTCTAAATGGGATAAAGCTAGAAAGGTATTTCTTGCAGAACATCCAACATGTGAATGTGCCGAATGCAAGGCATCAGGAAATCCATTGGCGGCAAATGTAGTGGATCATATCATTCCTCATAGAGGAAATATGAAATTGTTTTGGGATAGGAATAATTGGCAAGCTATGAATAAACGCTGTCATGATAAGAAAACAGCAAGAGAAAATGGCGGTTTTGGTAATATGGTTAAACGATAATGATAAATAGTGAGAATACCCCCCCCTATTTAAAAATGTTTGAACCTTGAAAACCCAGACCGTGTGGCTCCTTTCTTCGTAAAAAGTTCGTGAAATAAACTATTTCTGAGAAACGAAAATTTTATAGGCAATGAAAAGAGGTGAAAAAGTAGTGGGCCGAAATGCGAAACCTATAGATTTAATAATGGCTGATGGGAATAAACGACATTTAACAAAAGCTGAAATTGAACATAGAAAAAACACAGAAATACGTTTTGGAAATGATAAATTAGTATGTCCAAAACATATAAAAAATAACAAAAATGCATATGCAAAATGGAAAGAATTAATGCGTCTTTATAAAGATTTTAATTTTGTAGCATCCGGAGATGTTGGGATGCTAGGTCGCTACTGTATGGCCTATAGTGAATATCTTGATTTAATTGAACGAAGAGCGATAATCAACCAATTATCAATTAATATTGAAGAACATTATTATATTGAAAAAGAGTTGAAAGATGAAGGAGTCCCTGAAAAACGAATTGAGAAGATGATAGAGAAGTACGAATTTATCTTATCAATAGGTGGACTCATTGCACTTGATAAAGCAATCAATGCAAAGATGGATGCATTGGTTAAAATGGAAGATAGGTTATTCTTGAATCCATTGGCTAAAATTAAAAACGTACCTAAGAAACCGCCAGAGGAAGAAAAAACAGAATTAGATCAGAATGGATTTGGTGATATATGACAATAAAGGAAGAGTTAATACAATATGCTAAAGACTGTATTAATGACACCAAGCATTGTTGCCAGAAACATAGATGGGCATGTGAAAGATTTCTGAGGGATATAAGCCGTGAAGGAACGGATGAATTCCCTTATATCTTTGATGATGCAAAAGCAGAGAGATTTTATAAATGGGCAAGTTTACATAAGCATACTAAAGGCGTGCTAGTAAATACGCCCATTATATTTACACCAATACAGCGGTTTATATTTGGTAACATTTATGGATGGATTCATAAAGATACTGGGTATAGAAGATTTACAAAGGCATATTGGCAAGTGGGAAGAAAAAATGCAAAATCTCAATCATTAGGTCTAGTTGGTGATTATGAATTAATGGCACTTGGTGAAGATAATTCAGAAGTTTATATAGGTGCGACTAAAACACTCCAGGCAAAAATCATTTACAATGAAGTATTGGCAATGCTTAAAAAATCAAGTGCTTTGTTTAAAGGCAAATGGAAAGAAGCATATAGTACGATTGTACATATTAAAAGTAATTCAATAATGCGTGCTTTGTCTAAAGATGATGGAAAAACTGGCGATGGTTTAAATCCACAATGTGGACTGATTGATGAATATCATGCGCATCCAACAGATGAAATATTAGAAGTCATTAAGACAGGTATGATTGCACGGCGACAACCTTTATTATTTATTATTACAACAGCAGGTAATAATTTAGGGGGGGCCTTGCTATAGAATTGAATATCCATTAGTAAGTAAAATCCTAAATCCGGATATCGAATTTGATATACCGGATTATTTTTGTATGGTTAATGAATTAGATCGAGATGAAGAAGGGAATCTGATTGATGACATAAACGATGAAGAGTGTTGGATAAAAGCAAATCCAATTGCAGCTACATATGAGGTAGGATTAAAGAATATCAGAAGTAATTATATGTCAGCGATAGAAAGCCCAGAAAAGATGGTGTCATTTATGACTAAGAATATGAATATATGGGTTAAACAATCAGCGCAGTCATATATTGATATGGCAAAATGGAAGGCACGAGGAAGATTAAATGAGGACTTTGAAAACGATTTAGGAATATCACTATATGGATATGATGCATATGTAGGTATTGACGTATCAAAAACAATTGACCTTACAGCTGCTGGGATAGTAATCCCGGTAGATATTAATAACAGTAAGAAATTTATTACTTTAGCACATGGTTTTATACCGGAAGAAACAGTACAAACAAAAGAACGAACAGATAAAATCCCATATAGACTATGGAGTGAAAGAGGATGGCTAACAATTACTCCAGGTGAAATTGTTGATTATCGATTTATGACTAAATGGATTGAAGAAACATTAAATAAATATGGATTAAATATTAAAGATGTTTGTTATGATCCATATAATGCTACTCACTATACCCAAGAATTAGAGTCAAATAAAGGATGGGGGGGAATTGTAGAAATCAGGCAAGGTATTATTACATTGTCAGAACCTACAAAGTCGTTCAGAGCAGAAACATATCAAGGCAATATATTGCACCCAACTAATGATTTATTAGATTGGGCAATTAGTAATGCTGTAACAAAAGTTGATGCTCAAGAAAATATTATGTTAGATAAGGCAAAAAGTACTGAACGTATTGACCCAATAGCAGCCATAATAAATGCATACACAAGGGCAAAAGTAGCAGCTGATGATGATTTAAGTGCATACATAATGAGTGATGAGTTTAGTCTATAGGAGTCGTAATGAAATATATAAAAATAATAGGAAGTATAATTGATGACATGCTATTTACAATAGGGGCCATCTTTTTTGCATCGGAGGATTTATGATCCATACGATAGTAGGCATATATAGTGTTGCGTTGGCCTCCTGTGTACTTGGGTACATAATTGGAACGGCGTATCATGTTGAAAGAAAAGGAACGAGGGATAGACCATATGGAGAATAGGAAAGGAGATATAACAATTGATACTAAGAAAGTTCATTGAAAAAAGGGATGGCTATATGCAGCCTAATCATGTTGATGCGGATTCAATTATAGATTTCTTAGGAACATCAACAAATAAATTTATGCGGGTAAGTGATGTTATAAAAAACTCAAATGTATTTGCCTGTGTCAGCATCTTGGCAGATGATTTAGCAAAACTTCCAATCCATACATATTATGGAGATGGAGATAGAACAAAAGGGATGAAACATCCTGTAGCAGAATTGTTATATACAAGGCCTAACCATTTAATGAGTGCATTTACATTGAAACAAACATTACAAATGCATGTGGGGTTGTATGGCAATGCCTTCGCATTTATTGACTGGGGGGAAATGATGGATTTACAAAAGCAATATGGCCATTAGAACCATCATCTACTGCTCCATATTTGGATGTAAAAACTGGGCGATTAACATATCAAACACAAACATTACAAGGTGAAACAATTACATTACAACCATCTGATGTATTGCATTTTAAAACAATGGCTAGAGATGGCATTGTAGGTAAAGCACCATGGAGAACATTGGTTGATGAATTACGAGGGCAGAATTCAACGAAAGAATTTATCAGCAATTTCTACAAGAATGGAACACTAGTGTCAGGTGTATTGCAGACAGATTCAAAAATCAATCAAGAAGCAAAGGATAAGTTGAGGAAAGATTTTGCAAGCCGGTATGCGAGTCCAGATAATGCTGGTAAAACAGTTGTATTGGATATGGGCTTAAAGTTTCAGACCATAGGTATGCAACTTGATCAAGCACAATTTATTGAGACGCAAAAATTTGGGATTAATGAGGTGGCTAAAGTTTACCGGGTACCTCCTCATAAATTAGCACAACTAGATAGAGCAACCTATGCAAATGCGGAAGCATGGGGCTTGAATATATCAAGTCAACACTGCTTCCTATTTTTATGCAATGGGAACAAGAACTAAACTACAAATTATTTACTAAAATAGAACGGCAACAATATTATGTAAAATTTAATGCTGATGCGGAACTTCGAGGAGATAGTAAGTCTAGGGCTGAATACTACACAAAGATGATTCAGACTGGGGTATACACACTAAATGAAGTGCGAGCCATGGAAGAGCAAAAGCCTATGAATGATGGTATGGGTGATAAGCATTTTATATCTCTAAATTATACGACTACCGATAATTTGGAGAAATTACAACTGGCAAAAATTAAAGCTGGTGAAGACTTAACAGTGAAAGGAGGTGAGGGGAATGGACAAGGAACGGAGGACACTTCAGACCAAGATAGAAATCCGGAAGGTGGAGAATGATAACGGTGAGTTACCATATATCGAAGGTTATGCATTGAAGTTTGGAACCCGGTCAGAAAATATGGGTGGCTTTGTGGAAATGTTATCTAAAAACTGTTTGGACAATACAGACATGAATAATGTCGTTGCTTTGTATAACCATGATGAAAGTTATCCATTGGCACGTAATACTGTGCCATCAGGGGGCGGGGGGTCATTGGAGCTTAAAGTTGATGACACTGGTTTGTATTTTAGATTAACACCAACAGAAACAACATATGCAAAAGATTTAATTACAAATCTTGATGCGGGTGTTGTAGGTCAATGCTCATTTGCATTTTCATTGGCTCCAAGTGGTTCTGAATGGATATGGGATGAAGATGATAATGTATACATTCGAACAATTACGGCGATCAAACGATTATGGGATGTTTCGATTGTTACGACACCGGCATATCCAGATACAGAAGCAGATACGGCAAAACGTGATTTGGAAGAGTTCAAGAGGACTCAACAAAATGAACTAGATGAAGTTCGAAAACGTAAATTAGCAATTGAATTGGAATTATTGGAGGGATAAACAATGAACGAAAAAAGAACGTGAATTACGCCAAAAGATGGCAGCAAAAAATGAAGAAATCCGTGGCTGATGAATGAAGGTAAACTGGATGATGCGGAGCAAGCAACAGAAGAATTGCGCCGCTTAAAACGTGAATTACAAGTAGAAATTACATTGGGTGAAAACAGTGTAGATACTGTACCACCAGAAGCACGTCAACATCAAAATCATGATAATGATATTGATGTAAATCAAATCATGGCTCGTGCTTTGCGTGGCAATCAATTATCTAAAGAAGAAAATGAAGTATTGGTGCGTGCTAGCACACTGAATGAAGGAACGGGTAAAGATGGTGGGTTTATTGTTCCTAAAGATGTACAGACAGCTATTAATGAATTGAAACGAACATTAAATCCATTGGATGAATTAGTACGTGTTGAAAAGGTTGCCACTATGAGTGGGGAGCGAACTTATGAAAAGCTTTCTACCATGACAGCATTCCCAAATGTAGCTGAACTGGCAAACATTGCAAATTTGGAAACTCCGGAATTTAATCGTATTGAATACAAAGTTCAAAAATATGCAGGAATTTTACCGATTTCTAGTGAACTATTGGCGGATACAGACCAAAACTTATTGGAATATTTGTATCGTTGGTTGGCTAAAAAGGATACAATTACTCGTAATACGGAAATTGTTAAATTAATCAATACGCTTACGAAAAAACCAATTACAGGTATTGATGGGTTAAAAGACATTTTAAATGTGGATTTAGATCCAGCAATTGCGTTGTCTTCGGTGATTTTAACTAACCAAGATGGTTATAACTATCTTGATAAATTGAAAGATACACAAGGTCATTATTTATTGCAACCTAACCCATTAAATCCAACTGAGAAAATGTTAAGCGGTGTTGTGGTTAAAGTGGCAAGTAATAAAGTATTACCTACAGATACTACTGGTAGCGGGAAAAATGCACCAGTAATTGTTGGGGATTTAACAGAAGCAATTACATTGTTTGACCGTGAAGCAATTACATTGTTAGGTACAAACATTGGGGGGGTAACGCGTTCGTAACAGATGGATATAATATCCGTGGTACACTTCGTTTTGATACAAAAGTAGTAGATAATGAAGCGGCTGTATTTGGGCAGTTGAAATTAGCATAAGGTAATTGCTATGCAAAAGTTACTGGATCATGTAAAAGAATATTTACGGGTAGACAGTAATGATGAAAATACAGTAATTGAAAATTATATTGAAGCAGCAAAAACATATATAGAGAACGGCACAGGAAAAGCATTTGACGAAAATAATAGTCAAATGCTTTTAGTCGTTAATATGTTATGTGGGCATTGGTATGATAATCGGAATGTAGTAGGCGGTGGTGGTGAACTACCGTTTACTATTACTTCATTATTACTGCAGATTGAACATAAGAAAGAGGGGGGGTAGCAAATGAAAGTAAAAGTATTGCATCCAACAATCATTGATAGCCAATGGCTTCAAATTGATGACGTAGTAGACATTGAAATCGAAACAGCACAACCATATGTAGAATTGGGATTAATTGAAGCTGTTGATGAAGAAACAATTATACAGTCAAATAACAATAATGACGGTGATGAAAACACATCGGATGATGAAACAAATGATGACGGTGGTAAAGGTCCTAAGTCCGGTAAAGGTAAGTAATCATGTTACGGATTGGATCTATGAAGAACCGGATAGAAATATTACGGCAGACCATAGAGCCGGATGGACAAGGTGGTTTAAAAAAAGAAAAACCACGTAGAATTGCCACGGTATGGGCCGCTATTTTAAAACCAAGATTTTGGGATGGTGATAGTGGGAAAGGTCCTACTACAGCAATTACACAAGGTATACAGATACGACCGTTAAAAGCAATTGATACTGATTGTATTATTAGGTACCGTAATACAAATTATGAAATATTAGACATAGAGTATAATACGGACTCTTATATATTGACATGTCAGGCAATCAAGAAACGGTAGGTAACTATGGCATTTGTAAAAGCTGATATATCTAATGCCACTTATAAGGCAATGCGAGATATTCACAATTATAATTCTGAAACACAAGAACGAATTAAAGAAGTTACAAGGAATAAAACGCATGAAGTATTAACTGTGGCAATTCAATTGGCACCTTATATAACCGGTAAATTTAAAGGAACAATAAGGGAAGAAATTAAAACACATAGTCAAGGTATCTATGGACGGGTATTCACAAATTCACCGGTAGCACATTTAATTGAATTTGGGACAAAGGGGCATGTAGTAATGCCTAAAAAGAAAAAAGCATTGGCGCCAGGAGCGGCTGGATGGTTTATGACTAATGCTACAATTCCTGCAATATCTGCAAAGCCATTTATGAAACCGGCTATGGATAAGGTTCGTCCAACGATTGAAGGCGCAATTAAGGTGGCAATAAAGAAATGAAGATAAAAACTATTCCATTTAATGCTGTACAAAAAGCATTTTATAAACTGCTGTCAGAAGGACAGACGGCCCCTGTATATGATCGTATACCTGCAGGGGGGATGAAGAAATGCCGTATATTTGGCTGGGTGAGTTTCATGGTGTACCTGTGGAAGATAATAAAACACATACAGTACATAGAATTAGTCAGCAAATAGATATATGGAGTAATCAACCTGGTAAGAAAGAGGTTAATGAAATTCTGAATGATGTAGCTACATTAGTTAGACATTACCAATTACCACTTGAAGGGTTTAAACAGGTTGGTGATGCTCATATATCTTTATATCAGGCAATAGGGGAACGATACGAAGATAAGACTAGTGCTTATCATGGAATCATGATGATTGAGTACACAATTGAAGAAATTGATTAGGAGGTAATTAATATGGCATTAACACAAGAGCAAATTACAGCACTACCAGTGGCACCTAGTGATACAAAGGCGGTAGCTGGTAAAGATACGTTATTGTATATTGCATCTAAACAAACACCATTAACATGGTTATTGGTTGGTGGTCAAAAGAACTCACCACTTAAAGAACAGGCAGATTCCTTGGATGGTTCTGATAAATCTAGTGGTGGATGGAAAAAAGGCATCCCTGGTATGAAATCTTGGAGCATCGAATATGATGGTCTATATGTGTTAAATGATAATGCAGTGGATATCTTGCGCTATTCCTTCCGTGAAGGTAAGGCTGTGTATGTTCGTGTAGAATATCCGGATGGTTCTTACAAACAAGGATGGGCGAATGTAACATCTTTTGAAGATAACAACTCTTCTGATGCAATTCAAACATTAAAGGTATCCTTGACAGGGTATGGCGCAATTAGCGATTTGATTGCGATTGGTGAAGTTAAAATCACATCTCCTACAGCTGCATTCTCTAAGGCAGCTACAGCAGATAAAACTGTAGCTGTAACACCAACAGACATTACAATTCGTACTGTAACCGATGATACTGGTACTGTATTGGTATTCGGAAAAGACTACGAATTTGCAGAAGGTACATTAACTTTGAAAAAGGAATACCTTAAAAATATGACAGTAGGTAACCATGTACTTGAAGCAAAATTTGCAGCAAAGACAATTCCTATCACAGTAACTGTAACAGCATAATTTTGTAATACAAAGGGCGGGTTAAAACCCGCCCTATTTATATAAGGAGATAAAAATGAAAGAACAGACTACATTGACCGTCAATGGGGGGGAAAAATATGAATTATTGTATACACTTGGTATTATGCGACAGATTGAACGAACATTAGGGTGTTCGTTGATTTCAATTCTAACAAGATTTGATGGCAACGCACAGGAACGAGTAGGCATTGATTTCATTATGGCAAACTTGCAATATGCGGTAGTTGGTGGCTTATCGGAAGATGAAGCATATGATCTCATCGATAAATATTGTGAAGGTGAAGGCACACTAGATACATTGGCAGGGTTCCTAATGATGGCGTTATATAATACTGGTTTTTTTATCCCAAAGCTACCAGAAGAAGTGGAAGCACAGGTGGAGGAACAGAAAAAGAAGTAGCCTCCATTGAAGAATGGATTAGAACTGTAGAACCAATTGCATATGGACCATTACATCTATTGCCTGATGCTCTTGAAAATCTAACTATGAAAGAGTTCTATTTGTTACTTGATGGCCATTATGCCCGTAAAAAAGAAGAGGACTATAAGCAAGCATATTTCACATATTGGATGCTTGCTCCAAACTTAGGGAGAGAAAGCAAAATTACAGTAGATGATATCTTCAATCCATTGCATCAAGATATGGTAAAGGATAAGGAAAGCGAAAAAGAGGAGCTATTACGTACATTTAATTTATAAAGAAAGGAGGTGGAATGATGGGAACAACCATAGCAGATTTAGAGGTTAGGATAGGTGCGGATAGTAATCAGTTTAAACAAGAACTACAGAAAGTAGAAACGCAGGTAGGGAAAGCATTTAATGTAAACCCAATTAATGAGTTCTCTACAAGTGTAGATAGTGTAACGGGTCGTGTAGGTAGTTTGGTTAGTAAGTTTACAGCTATAGCAGGAATTATGGCCGGAGGATTTGGACTAACATCCATGATTGAAGGTTCTGTGAAAGCTGGCGAAGCAGTTTACCAATTATCTCAACGGTACCAGATCACAACTAAAGAAGCATCTGAAATGAACCGAATTCTAAAAATTACAGGTTCTGATGCGGATACAGCAGCTAAAACAATTATGCGATTGGATAAAGCGTTATCCGGAAATAGTAATGAAGGTAAGAAAGCCCAAGAAACACTAAAACTATTTGGTGTTTCATTAACTGATACTAATGGTAAGATGTTACCAATTAATCAACAATTGGCGGAGTTAGCCAAAGGATATAAAGCGGCTGCTGATGCGGGATATGGGCAGGAATATGTGATGAATACCCTTGGTGTTCGTGGTCTTGCTTTAATTTCTGTATTGCAGAATTACAATGAAGCGGCGGAAGTTGCTAGTAAAGTCAAAGGAATTGGTCTAAATCCAGAAGAAATGCATAAAGCATCTCTTCAATTGAAAGAGATGGAATTGCAGTTTGGACAACTTAAACTAGCGAGTGGCGCAGCCATTACACCATTAGTAATGGAATTATTACCACAATTACTACCGTATTTGCAAGAATCGGCAGTATGGATTAATAAAAATAAAAATGAGATTGCAAGCACGGCTAAAACATTAGTTCAGATTGTAGCATTGTATGAAAGCATTAAGATTGCTAAAAAAGCAGCGGCGGCAGTTAATGCAGTAGTATCAACTGTGAAAAATTCGCAAGGCTCAATGGGGGGGTTAGATACGGCTGAATTAACAAGAGCGCAAGAAGTACAGATTAATAAAGCCCTTAGAGATAATGAACGTGTATATGCACAAATGCGAAGAGAAGCGATTAAAACAGCTAATCAACAAAAGTTATCTGCAGAAGAAACGAGTGCATTTTTAGCGCAGGAATTTAGCAAGATTAGTATTAAGGCAACGCAATCAGCAGAGCAAATTCGAGCGGCTATGACTATTGGGTTTCAAAGCGCACGAGCAGAAGCGGCAGAAAGTTCAATTGCAGTTAATAGATCCATATTATCTACAGGCGTAGCAGCAGAAGAATCAGCAAATCTACATGTAGCGGCTAATGTTCGTAAAGTAGAAAGTGATATGGCTGTAGTAGCCAGTCAAGGTAAAGTAGGTGTAGCTGCAACGGTTGCAGGCACAAAAGCCGTAGAAGCTAGTGCAACAGCAACAGCAGCGGCAACAGCAAATATTGAAAAGAATGCAGTGTTAGCAGCAAGCTATGAAGGTGTCGGTGTAAGAGCCACAACAGCAGGAGAGGTAGCAGTTAGTGCGGCAGGTAGAGCATTAGGGGGGGCCGTTACTACATTAACACGTGCAGTATGGGGGGCTTGCTGGTGGATGGCTAGGTGTAGCGACAGCCGTAGGATTTGCATTATATTCTATGGGACAAGCAAATAAAGCAGAAGCAGAATTCCAACACGCTAATGAAGTTACCTTGATGGATAAGGGAAAGAAATATCATCTTGCAAAAAATAAAGATGGTAAAGTTGTTTATGCAAATGATAGTGCTGGTTATGTAGAGGTTCCAGAACGACTAAGGAAAAAATATGAATCTTATGTAGCTGCTCAAAAGAAAGCCAGTGCAGATGCGGCATTAGGTGATATTAAAGCAGAACAAGCTAAAATGCAAGCTGAGCTAGCTACACAAATGCAAAGCATATCAAATATTGGAGATTCTATAAATAAAACATCAACTACTACGACTCATAAAGATGCATCAAGTGCAGCCGAAACAGTTAGGTTCATGATTAATCAAGGCATTGATCCACGTATAGCATTTGGTATGGCTGGTGGAAATATGCTTGAATCAGGCGGAAATACAAAGAACTTAAATGCAAAGGCTGTAAATCCAAATGGGGGGGAGCATTCGGTATTCAACAATGGTTGTTAGATAGAAAAGAAGACTTATTTAACTTTGCCAAACAGAATCATTCAGATCCATATGATATTCATACTCAACAAGCGTTTCAGGTATATGAAATGCTATATGGGAAAGAAAAGGATAATTATAAGAAGGCATTAGCAGAACTTGGAAATAGTCAAGATGTAGGATTAGCGGCTAAGTTAGTTGACAAATGGATAACACGTTCAGAAGGAACGGAAGATATTAGGTCTCAAAAGGCAGCCAATGCACAATTACTTTATAAAGATATGAAGGGTGAAGGGGGGCCTTACTGGGCTGATATATTACGCCGTCAAAAATCAATTGATGATGCTAAAAAGGATTTAAAGAATTTAGAAGGTGAATTAAAGCAAAGTATCACCGGAGAAATTGGTACATCTTATGAAAGTGAAATTCAAAAGATTGAAGAGGATGTACGGAAAAAATCTGAAGCAATCAAGAAGATTAAAGATGTAAGTGATACGATTGATACCTCAAATGCTGAAAAGCTATTAGATCAGTTTAAAACTGTTGAAGTAGATAAAGTAAATAAAAAGCTACAGGAACAACGGGATAAATTAAAACTGGATACAGCTAAGACTAATGCAGAGATCTTAGGAAACTATAAAGATTTAGCTGAAAAGCAATTTATAGTATCTAAAAGCGAACTAGATAGAGAGCGAGAAGAGCGCTTAAAATCAGTTGCAAAACAAAAGGATGATGCGGAAGCTAAAGCACAGGTTGAAGAGTGGTATACAGCCAAATATAAAGCCTTAGTAACAGAACGTGAAACGGCAGAGCGTGAGTCATATGATAAAGCTGTTAAATTAGCAATTAGCCGACATGATACAAATAGACTCCAACAATTAACAAGTTCAAAAGATGCAAAGCAATATAGGGATTGGGAAGGCGATACAGCCAAACTACAGACATTCTATAAGCTTTGGGAACAAGGTAATATGTCAATGTCAGCTGCTACAGCAGAGGCGGCAGAGTCATTTGCTAGTGGATTATCCTCAATCTTTTCAAATCTAGCGACAGATATTACAAGCGTAAAAGATTTAACCACAAATATGGGGGAAATTAATTCTTAGTACAGTAGTAAATATCATTGCTAAGATAGCGGCTGCAAGATTAGCGGCAGCATTGTTAGGGCAGTCATTGGGCGTAGGAGCACCAAGTGTTGCTAGTGGGGGGGTAATGTACAAACATTAACAATGCAGGGGGGGTTTGTAAATAGTGCCATTGCTAGAATGCCCAATATGCCTACATATAAGTTTGCAAGCGGTGGTGTAATTACTGCTCCAGTAATGTCATTAATGGGGGGAAGGTAAAGATCATGAGGCTGTATTACCTTTAAACCAAAATACATTTGCTAGTCTTGGGCGTAATATTGCGAGCACCATAGGCGGGGGGACCGGTTATGGTGAATGTAAATAATTATACCAACAGTAAGGTTACAGTTACGGAAGAGACATCAACCGGTGATATGAAAACACAAATTGTAAATATTGTGATTGAAGAAATTGCTAGTAACCGAAATGGAAGCCAAGATATTTTGAAACAATTAATAGGAGGTAGGCGATAATGTATGTGTTTCCTACAGATATTCCGGAGCCAATCATACCGGCCGCATCGAATTCCGGAAGTACTTATACGGAAGTACTAACAGATAGTACAATCACATCCACTACGGATGCCAACTATAAAATCACACGGCCGAGAACAACAAGGGTTATTGGAAGCTGGACATATACATGGCTAGGACTTAGCGATGAAAATTACGAAAAGTTGAAAGCGTTTTGGAAAAAGGTTAGAACATCAGAAAAGTTTGAATTTAAGAATTATACTGATGGGAAAACATATAGATGTAGATTCGTAGATAAGTTTAGTTTCCGATTGGATTATCCTGTTGGATGGTATGGATCATTACAATTTGAGGAGGTGTAACAAATGCTAAGATGGCCTGCTACGGCAATTATTGAAAAGAATAAATTAGCAAGTGATGCCCCCCCTTTCTTAGTATTGGTTAAAATGATCCATTCAGAATTAACAGAGCCAATATGCTTGGTTAGAAATACAGAAAGTATTACATGGGATGGTAAACAGTGGCAAGCATATCCTATGAATTTTGACATCAATACAATTGATGGGCAAACAGAACCTAAGTTAAGTTGGACTGTATCTAACTGTGCTGGAACATTGCAACAGTATATACAAAAATTCAAAGGGTTTACGGATGCGGAAGTAACAATATATGTTGTACATGCAAATATGCTAGATAATACAGAGCCGTTACAAGCCTTTGAATTTACTGTTACAACGACTCAATACGATGAGGAATGGGTAACATTTATACTAGGGGCATCACCGGAAACAGTAGTTAAGTTTCCAACTCATATTTATATGGCTCATTATTGTCCATATAGATTTAAATCAGTTAGATGTGGGTATGCCGGAGGTAAAGAGCCTTGCAATAATACATTAGAAACATGTAGAATACCATCACGATTTGGGGGGGGAGAGGAAGGCATGAATGGAAACAATGTTTAATTATGATGATCTAATAGGCATTCCATTTGTAGATGGGGGGCCGAGATATAACAGGCTTAGATTGTTGGGGGCCTTGCGTTGGAATTATTTAAACGACAAGGCTATATTATTCATGACTATTCTATATCTTCGGAAGAGGCACATGTAATATCAGATACTATGCAACATGATTTGAATGAGATGTGGCAAAAAATAGAAGAGCCTAAAATAGGATGCTTGGTGATTATTCGACTGGCAGAAAATGAATGGGCGAACCATTGTGGCGTTTATATTGGTGATGGTCATTTTATTCACGCCTATTGTCATGAAACAGGGGTAGTAATTGATAGAGTTCGTAAATGGAAGTCAAGAATACTAGGTTTCTATATTCCAACAGAAAGGGTATTATATAATGATTGAAATTGTTGAAATAAAGAATCCGTTTGAACCGAATAAAAAGGAACGAAAAAAGGTAGAGTGTACAGATGGTACACTCTATTCTTATTTAGATCCAACAGATAAAGATGTGTACCTAAATGGAATACTTGTATTAGACCCTGTAAATTGTTTTCCACAAGATGGAAATCAAATTGTAGTAACCCCCCCACATATTGGTAAAAGTCTAAAGGGGGGGATACTTGGTATGGTGGCTATGATAGCACTAGCCGTTTATGCTCCTGCATTAGCTGCAAAGTGGCTACCTGCAACAGCTAGTAAATTAGCAATCGGACTCATGACAGGGGGGGCCATTACAATGGTTGGTGGCAAACTGATAAATAGCATGCTTCGATTAAACCAGATAGGTAGTACATCAGAAAATTCACAAAGCACATCTTATGGATGGTCATTGCCAAGTGTACAGACATATGAAGGTGGTGTGATTGCAGAAACATATGGGGGGGAATGTATTCCAACCCCTCAATTATTAATGTGTCATGTAGAAACCACAAATACAGATGATCAAGATAAAAATGTTCAATATTTAAATCTCTTGTATTGTGGTGGATGGGGGGGTCCTGTGGATAGTATTAACAATATCCGTATCGGAACAACCCCCCATAGAAAACTTTACAGATGTTCAGATTGAAACAAGGTTAGGCGAAAATAATCAAGAGCCGATATCATTCTTTCCAACTACTGTATTAGACCAATCAATAGGTCTTGAGTGTGCTGAAAATAAACCATTAATTAGAACAACAGATACTAAGAAAGCTAAGAAGTTAGAGGTAACAGTTGAATTTCCAAATGGCTTATACAAGGTAAATGATAAAGGGGGGGATTATGATAAGAATACAGCCGAGTTTCAAATTCTGTATAGGAAAACGGGTACAGCGGAATGGAAAGATTTTAGCGGCGATGATAGTAATCACATTGTTAAATCAAACGGAAGATTATCAAATATAGTTACAAATGTACAATCCATAGGTAATGCAGCACCATTGGAGGTATGGACATTAGTAACAGCTAAGGGCAAAGACACTGTAAGTGTAACGGGGAGTATAAGCGGCAAGAAAAAAGATGCTAAGTATGGTGAGCATTATGACAATGGCATAATATCCTTTGATTTGAAGAGACGAGAAGTCTTTATGAAAAGAGAAGGTACCATAACCATTACAGTACAGAAGTCTAGATTTAGTTTAACGAAAGCAACCAGTCAAGCTGTGCGCAGATCATATCAATTTGAAATGCCAGAGGCAGGACAATATGATATTAAGGTTGTAGGTACTAAGTTACCAACGACAACAAGAGCAACGGCTTATATGACATGGTCAACGTTATCAAGTTTTATTATGGATAGCGCATATAGTAGACCAGGTAAGGTATTAATTGGACTACGGATAAAGGCAACTAATCAATTATCCGGAGGCATTCCAAATGTAAATTGGAGGCAAACAAGAAATACGGTGCATGTATTTGATTGGGACACAGGAACATATGTTGAAAAAGATGCAAAGAACCCTATATGGGCAGCATATGATATGTTACATAACTGTAAACGACTGTATAACATCAATACAAATGTTGAAGAATATGTAGTTGAAGGTGTACCGGCTAATAATTTTAAACAGTATTGGGATGAATGGAAAAGTGCGGCGGCTTATGCAGATGAAGAAGTATCTATGATTAGTGGAGAAAAAGAACAAAGGTTTAGATTTGATGCGGTTATGGATACGACACAGACCAGATGGGAAGCAGCACAAAAGGCTGCAACATCAGGACGAGCTACAATATTAAGACATGGTACACAATATGGCATAGTAGTGGATAGACCAAGTAACATTGTGCAGGTATTTGGAGAAGGGCAAATAGTAAAGTCATCTTTTAAAGGTGAATATTCATCTAGGGACGATAGGGCCCGTTCAGTAGAAATTACGTACAATGATACAGATAATGACTACAAAAATACTGTATTTATGGTGCGAAGTCCAAACTATGCAAACGATTTAAGGAAGAATGATAACACAGCTAAATTGTCATTGTTTGGTGTAACAAGGCGTTCACAAGCATACAGAGAAGGAATGTATCTAATGGCTACGAATGAGCGACAGTTACAGACTGTTACATTTGGTACAGATATAGGCGGTATGGTGTGTGAATATGGCGATGTTATAGGTATCAATCATGCGGTTCCTCAATTTGGAGATGCTAGCGGCCGTATTGTAAAAGCAGAAGGCAATACAGTCGTATTGGATAAATTTGTTGTATTGAAACCGAATAAAAATCATAGCATTATGATTCGGTTAGAAGATGACAGTATTATTACAAAGCAAATACAAGCGGTAACAGAGGAAATAAATACAGATACAATTACTGTAATTGGTGAATTTTCACAACAAGAATTACCTAAACGATATGATCCATATATGCTCGGTGAAGCAAATAAGGAAGTCAAACCATTTAGAATTACAAAAATCACAAAGAATGGAGATAATCAAGTAACGATAACAGCCACAGAATATGATGCGGCTGTATATGAACTTGATTATAGTCGGTATCCTGTAATTGATTATGCCAAGGTAGAAAAAGAATTATCGGTAAAGGATATTCAGCTAACCAAAATTGTAAACACATTAAAAGATGGGACTGTATTATGTGATATCAAAGTTGACTGGGTATTGCCAATTAGTAATCAATGTAAACAAGTACAGGTATATTACAAACGTACAAATGAAGAAACATATACTTTGCTAAATATATTCAGTGGAAATGAAACATCAGCGGTCATTAGATCAGTGCTTACAACACAAAATTATGTAGTCCGTATCATATGTTTGAACGATTTAGGCATTGCCGGACCTGGAATAGAAAAAACTATATATATTGCTGGTAAGGAAACAGCACCTGCAGGAGTAAAACAATTCACAGTCACACAGGATGTTGTAAATAGTAGTATTCTACATCTGCAATGGGCGCCTAATCAGGAGCCTGACATATATGGCTATCGTTTATATGATAATGCCGGTAAGGAACTTGTAAATTATATAGGAGCCACAAATTATACGTTTTTTGCAACCGAAAGTAAGACATATACATTTGGGATTAAAGCAATTAATACATCCGGAATTGAATCTGAAACCGCCACAAAGGTAAGTATTCAAATTACAATTTCAGAGGGAAGTATAGCAGTACCTGACAAAGTTGATTCGGCAAGTATTGAATTAACAAAAAATGGGGTATTACTAGAATGGACACCAATCACAAATACATACATCGATTTCTATGAAGTTAGAAGTAATAGTAATACAGGTGATTTACAAGGATTAATTGTAAAATCAAATTCAATTCGAGAGATCATACAACTTAAAAACAGAAAAGGTACATTATTAATTTATGGACATAATCCAGTAAAAGGATATGGACAAGGCCTCAATGTATCTTATGATTTCAAACAATTAGATGCGCCAGTAGTAACATCTATGAATATGGTTAAAGGATTTGCGTTATTGGTATCTAATATGCCAAGCACAGCGAATAGTATTCGATTTTATATTGTAGGTTCTGCAAAAACAGATATTTTAAACTCTACAGGTAATATGATTACATATACTGGTGCTGCAGATATTTATCGTGTAAAAGCAGCATTTATAGATGCTGTAGGTGAAGGAGTCCAATCAAATGAAATTTTAGTTACTATTTCGGCAACAATAGACCCAGCATTGTTGGATAAGGAACGTTTGGGAATTAACGACATCGATCGCCGAATAGCCGCCCTTGATAAAGGGACGTCAGGGGGGGTTCTAGATTATGCAAAAGCCGTTGCCTTGATGTCACGGTCACCGCAATTAATGGAAGACCCTACATTTAAGACTAAGGCTGAATTGGTAACGTATGCCAAGGATGGACAACAAGTAATACAAAAATTTGCGGCTCCATCGCCCAAATGGGGTGATATTAATACAGGCGGCAGGATGTGCGGCATATTAACAGGAGACACAAAATATACAGCTATCGGATACGGAGGGTTCAAAATCACACCTGGTGGGAAACCACTAGAGGGGGCAATTAAATAATACTTATATTGTCCGCATGGTGGCAAAAGTTAAATCTGATATTTCTTTATATTTGAATAACAATCATCTTGGTCGTGGTGATACGCCGACTGGATTCCTGACCTCCAACAAAGGCTCAGACAAACCGCAAGAGTATATATTCTTTTGGAAATATGGGAATGAGTGGAATCCGCAAAATACAGATGGGCGTGACTGCGGATATGTGTATTTTAAAAGTGATAACGGCAAAAACAACAGTCCAAACTTTATCGCATGGATTTACAAACTCGAAGTATATGCTGTAGACGGATATGATGACAGCGTCGCTAATATCAAGACCTCAATCACTCAACTGCAAGGAGCTATTGATTTAAGGGTTAATAACCTTGATAACAAGATGAGTACTCGCATTACTCAACTCGATAATGCGATTAAATCGCAAGTCATCGACGGCGATAAGGTCATGAGCGCCATAACTCAATACAAGGGTGGCACCCGTATTGACGGTAAGCTACTACACGTAACAGGTCAATCGTTATTTGATGACAATATCATCACGAACAAAATGCTACAGGCAAACTCGATTGACGCCACCAAGTTAAGAGTTGATAGTTTATCCACTATCTCAGCATATATCGGTGGCACTCTCAGAGGCGGCAAGTTAGTCGGCACAGAAATCGAGAACGAAAGCGGCACTTTTAGAGTTGACAACAACGGTAACATTACAGGCTCCCATATCAACGGTGGATTAATTACCGGTGCAACAATCCGAGGTGTTAACATAGAGGGTCAATCTATATACAATGCCGGCTACAAGGTTAAGAGTCTCGATGTGCGAACATATGAAGTTGCTCATGGAGATTATACGCCGATCCCCGACGGATACAGCGAGGAACAATGTGTATTTGTACCAATATCGTACAAGATTAGTAATGGTAGACCAGCGATGCGAGAGGGCCCAAATATTGATTATTATACACGGTATTCGCCTAGTTTCCCAATATACACTTCTGATGACAGTAAGGTAGGGTTAATGGGCGCTCGTAGGGCATATGTCGCCAGGACATTCTCAAATGACGTCTCGCGAAATTTAAAAACAGGGTGGATATATGTATTAGTAATCGCTAGACAATAAAGGGAGGTGCGTACATGAAAGAATACGATTTTAATTTACATATAGGCCAAGACTACGGATTGACCTATGTCATTGAAGGCGGCGGCCCATATGACGGCTGCACCGCTATTATGAAGATTAGGCGAAAGCCTGACACGGTAGCCATACTTACCGTTGATGGGGTGATAGAGGGTAACCGCATCACATTCCGCATCAACGGCAATGACACAGTTAATAAGGTGGATGCTAAGGACGTTCATCAGTACGACGCGTTCATTTATAACGATGAACATAGTATAAAATTGGGTTTCGGCGAAGTTAATATCATTCAAGATATTGCACGTCATTAATGAAAGGGGGGGATTATTATCATGGCAGAAGAATTAAACATTAATGTAACAGGTATTAACTTACCTCCACTCAAGGTAGAGGGGACATTTACTGTGCCCGCTATTAATATATTAGGTCAAAATGGGAAAAGCGCCTATGAATTGTGGTTGGAATCAGGCCATTCCGGAACACGCGAGGACTTTATCAATTCCTTAAAAGGTCAAGATGGCCGCGACGGTAACAATGGATTACCAGGTAAAGATGCCTCTGCACAAGGTGCATATGAAATGTTGATGGGGGGGATGAACGTGTATTGCGAGAATGCAACGTTGGATGAAGTCCTAAAAGGTCTTATTCGTGGCTTGGGTGATGTGATTAAAAAGCCGTTCAAACCACTCGAATTTGACCGACCTGAAAGGGGACAAACATATATCAACGTATATGGAACACCACATTTTAAAGCGGCGATACTCGGTAAGGGAGCTGCATTTGGTGTTAATATTGGTGATGATGGTAGAGGTCGATTAGACCTGGATAAGCCTTTCGCGTCCGATGACATCGAACTCGAATATTTCAATATGTTGGGCAGCATAGTGGGAACTTACAGAATATCCGGATACAGTGGCGATAAAACAACGCTATCTAAAGGCGATGTAACTGATTTAAATACAACAGAAATTAACTTCCCAGAGGTAACGACAGTAGAGGCTGAGTCGTTATCTAATTTAAAAGAAGTGTCCACAATCATATTGCCTAAGGTTACAAGAATAGGAAAGAATGCATTTGATGAAAATTTGCCGCTTAACTTAATGCGAATCCCGTTGTACGTGCTTGACCAAGATTCTCCCGTTCTCGAGTTAATAGGCTTCAGAATTGGCGCAGAATTATATATCTCTGAAAAGTCTGATGTGAACGCACTATATTCTCTTTGGAATAAACAAAATTATTATTTAAAAATATATAACGGCGACGGGACTAAGAAGTTTGATCCTAAAACCAAAACTTGGGTACCGGTTCAATAAGGAGGTAGCGAATGGATGAAATCAGAATACTTCTGATGGATGCAGGCATTCCTCCTTACTTTGCGGATATAGGCTTTTGGGTGACCCTCTTGGGGGTCATCTGGGCCGCCCTTAGAGGGTCATTCCGGGCGATGGTGTGGTTCCTTGAACACACATCGATAGCAGAGGTTAAACGTCAACTTGATGATCATGTCGGCCGTAAGTTATCTAAGCAAAGGGAATATTATGATGACCGCATGACCGATGCTATTAATAGCATCGGTAAATTAACGGAAAGCAATCAGGATATTCTAAGGCAATTAGTGAAGTTGGAGGAACGAGATGATGCCATATTTCACCGCCTGGATGCATTGGAGACGACAACGCAAACGCTAAATGCGGAGTTAATGCATATTCAATTACTCAATAACATCCCAATTAAGAGGAGTATCACCATCCCGAATGACGGAGGTGAAAGCCTTGGATAAGATGAAAGTAATTAATAAAGTTAAAACTATATATAGTTCAATCCGAATCGCTAATATTCACCCTACTTTAGTATGGGGGGGGCAAGAGTAATTATTCTTGTCATGCTAACACCAATTATATTGGCAACCATGACTTATGCCATTTCATTTTATTTAGGAGAAATATCTAGCGCAAACGATAAGATCATAACAATGGGAGCATTCTTAATTGACCATATGTTTGGTGCTCCAGGCGTGATTGTATCACTCACAGGATTATTATGGCTTAGCGTTGATAGGGATAATAATGGTATCCCAGATAAATTAGAACAGGAGGATAAACGATGAAAGTATTTATTAATCCAGGGCATGATATCGACTTAGATAGCGGCGCAGTAAATCCTAATACTGGACGTCGTGAATGCGACGTGGCTCGTGATGCGGGTAAATTATTAGCAGGATATCTACAAGCAGCAGGATGCGACGTTCGAACTCTGCAAAATGACGATTTAGGCTTTGTGTGCGCCGAATCCAATGAATGGGGAGCGGATATATTCGTATCGCTCCATTGTAATGCTTGCGAGAGCCACATGGCACGCGGTACCGAGACATTGTTCAAATCGTTCAACGGTCAGCAACTGGCGAACGACATCCAATCGCAAATCATCCGTAGCATTGATACCGTGGATCGCGGCGTTAAGGAACGTCAAGATTTATGGGTACTAAATGGCACGGATGCAACAGCCGTGTTAGTTGAAATGGCATTCATTGATAATGATGATGACATTGCCATGCTAAATAATGATTTAGATACCATCGTTCGTGCAATTGCAAGGGGGGGCATCACGGATTACGCAGGAGGGGGGGTATGATGTATGACAAAATCAAAGTATTACTTAATCACCCTATTTACCGCTATATTATTGTCTGTGGTATTGGGATCCTCGCCTGCCTTTGCCTCGGATACATCTTCTATCAACCAAACGGAACCGACTATCAGCGTGCCCGTGAGTCAGTGGAACGAATTGAAAAGCAACAACGAGAAAGCCTTGAACTTAATCGAAGTATCCAACGTTCCATTGAACGAAGCACAGACCTTAGTCGTGAAGCAGCGACAAGAATTGAACGAAGCCAAGAATACAATCGACAAATTAACGACCGAATTGAGCAAGGCAAAAGCGGACTTAGTGAAGCAAGAGGTTACCTTGAACGTAATGCAGAACTCTTTGACCGAATTGAAAGGTCAAATAGAGAACGACAAGAAAACAATCAAACGTCTACGGATGCAACGCAACCTATCACAGATGATAGGGGGGCGGAGCAATAATCGGAATTGCGATACGCAGATAGCGAGGTGATCCAATATCTACGGATTGCATGGTAAGCAATCATTAATCATCAATTAGAAGTCAATATTTAAAGGGGCTATCATTGTAGAGTCATTCTACTTTGATAGCCCTTTATTTTGTATTGGCTGTTAGTCTGTATATATTTTGTTTACGAGTTGAAATTCATGATTTTTTCATGTATGATTAAGATAATTTTATTAGATATACGCGGCTGTATAAAATCGGTAGGGTATAACAAGAAGGTGAGTGCTATGGTAGGAGATACACAACGCTTTGTAGATACAGATAGAACAGCAACAGAAATTGCTACATGGTTTTTACAAAGAAATGCATATGACAGAAAAAATAATTTAGATGTGGAAGGTATTTCTAATTTAAAATTACAGAAGCTATTGTATTATGCATATGGTTGTTTTTTAGCGCTATATGGGGAACGTTTATTCCATGACTATTTGTTGGCATGGCAACATGGACCTGTAGTAGCTCAAGTTTACGAAGATTATAAAAGCAATGGTGCAAATTCTATTACAAATATTGATACTAGATTAGTAGAGTTTGATCAAAAAATCATAGATGTATTGGAATTTGTATATAGTGAATTTGGTAAGTACACGGCATGGGCATTAAGAAATATGACTCATGAAGAAACTCCGTGGAAAGAGACTCCACGCTCTAATGTTATTGAAGATGATTTGATTTTTAATTATTTTAGTGAGAACTACATTGAAGCTTAAAGGGAAAACACAAATAACACCTAAATTCTCTGAAGAGATAGCTGAAAAGTGTAGAGTTCCTAATTCAAAAATTATGCTTTCTTTTGGGTGTGTAACGAGTAATAAAAAATATAATTTTGGATATTTTAAAAAAGACATCAGAAAAAATCTAAATACAAGAGAAGCTTTAGATGAACTATTAGAAAAGATAACATCTCTGACGTGGGCTGAGGCTAGTAATCTAAGTAAATCTGAGATAGGTGGATTTGAACTAATCCCATTTGAACAAATGACACCGATTCAGATTAAGAATTTAGATATTACTAAAGACACTGGCATTTACACATTTCGATTTAATTCTAATACTTGTCGACTTTGTGGTATTAAGGATAAATACTGTAATGTCTTATATATTATTGCTTATGATTTTTGTTTTAAGTTATATAATCATGGAAGTTAAAAAGAGGCTGAAATTAAATAGCCACTTTTTTGCCCCCCCTTTATCAGCATTTACATATAAATAAGTACTGATTTTATAGTAAAACTTAAGATATATCTATTATCAGCTCCAAACTAAAATAACAGCAAGGCCATTTGTCCTTGCGGTTATTTTTTTACATCGATGGCATAGTGCGCATCGGTATTAAAAATATACATTCTGTTCTATAAGCCTAGGAATAAATAATCTCGAGGCTAAACTGTGGCTTGGTTATATT